CCTTCAACTTATTTATATTCATCTGGAATATCTCATCTATATCCAACTCCATGGATTCGCATATCATAGCAACATACCACATCACATCTCCAAGCTCTTTTTTCAAGTGTTCAACATGTAACTCATTTTCATGAAATACCCATTTTTTTATTAAATCTAATACTTCTCCGGATTCTCCAGCAAGCCCCAGGCATCCATTCAGCACACCCCCAATATCCGGTATGATCAGCTCGTCACTATTCACAAGCTGGTTATTATTAATCTTTTTAATTATCCTGTCAGAATTTTTGTGGTCATTTGTCCTCATGGCCAAATTCTGATATTCTTTACCTGTCATCCTCTTCCCCCTCGCTGAACTTAAATTCAATGTTATCTCCACTATCAACGCCAAGCTGTCTGCATTTTGCCATCGTTGATGTCCCTCCGGAATGATATGTCCTGAACAAGAACAATTCCTGAACGATATGGAAATACGACATGTTATAGCAGAACCTTTCTTCTTCACTCAGCTCTTCTATTGCATTTTCTCCATGTACCCATCTGTACCATTCTTCGAAACATCCGACCAGCTCCTGCATGAGAGAAATACAGTAATGCAAAATGTACTTTTCTTCATGGCTTTCAAGCTCTTTGTCTTTGCAATCCCATTTTGTTTCCCGTAATATCTTCCATAATTTTTCTACTTCCGGGGATCTCCACGCAACCATGCAATATGTATGTGCGTCTTCTGAGTAATGATAATAATTTCTCTCAAGATGTTTCCTGGCTTCTTTCTCTGTAAGAAACATCGTGTTTGGGTACATAAATGGTCTGATCGAAATACCAATTATCATGGTACCATCATGTCCATTGTTGGCAAGAAATTCATTCACTTCCTGCGTTGACAAATCCTCATACTCTTCTTCTCCATCTTCCGTGTACGTCAGTTTAAAATCCCATGTGTACCCTGTTTCAATTTTGCAGTTTTCTCTATCGATATTGCAGTCTGGCAAGATGTTATCATTGAGATACTTCACTGTTTCTTCCGTTGTGCTTGTAACGGTGCTTCCATCTACTTGCAGGACAAGTTCATCTGGATTTTCATTGTCAACTACTCTCTCGCTGCCTTTAATAACCCAGAAGCGAGGATCCGCTGTTCCTGTTGTGTCCTGAGTATTCATCTCAAGCTGTAATCTCTTCAGAAATTCTATATCTTCCTGAGAAATATCTCTTTTCTCTGTTGTATCTTCATGATGCTGCAATGTTTTATGGAATATTGCCATCTTAATTCTCCTCTCAATGATTGCCCCTTAATGTCAACGAACATGTTTTTTCAATGCCTTGTACGTTCTTTCATTCATGTATATTTCCCGACCCATTACAATCATTTGTCCGTTTTCAAGCAACTGATTTTCATATGTTTTAAAACCGTATCTTTTTGCCCATTTTTTGTTTATTCTCTTTTTCTTATGGGTACGTGCCTGTACCTTTTTGTCCCTTAAAACAATAATTTCATGTACATTTACATCCATTATAATCTCTCCTATTAACGCCCGCTCCGTAGCATGCAGAACAGTAATTCTGTCATAGACTTCGTTCTTATCCCTTGCCTGCAAGGTAATACAATTTCCAACTTCCAGTTTCTGTCCTCACTTAATGGCGTGGGGTCTTTGAATTCTTCAGTAGCCTCTCCCCAAAACGGAATAGCAACCATAACGCCATAATAAGTTGACGAATCCGGGTGCTTTTCGCTCATGTAATTAGCAAATCTGCCACTCCGGAAATCCGGTAGAATGTCTTTGTAACACGCCATCGTAGTTACAATGTAATTCTTTTCCCCGAAGAAATTCAAACCATTACCGCTATAAACATCCTCTTTGCAGCTCTTGATTTCATAGCAGGTGAATATGCCTTTTTCTATTCCTGACACAGAGCATTGATTCGCCGGAGAAAATTCCATGTAGTCCACCCGCCTTGCCTTCGGTGTCCATGGATCAACACTAACCTCGCTGGCCCAGTGCGAGCCAGCCCCTCCGAGGCGAGTATCTGTAAGTAATTTTCCGAGGAATTTGGTTGTTTCAGTTCTTGTCATTTTCTACCTCATATTGGGTTTTTTTACCTTAATTGTTTCTTGCAATTCAGGTTTTGTGGTGTTGTTTTCTGTCCACATGCGAAGTTCTTTTGCTCCTGGATTATCCTTTTCGATACCATCTGCCAAGTTGCGCAGGACCATAGAAATAATTCCGGCGTCTGCAGTTGCATATGGCGTAAGAGCTTTAATGATATTTTTACTGTAATAGTTCAATCCTTCACTAAGCATTTCTGCCCCTTCTTTGTTTTTTCCTTCTTGGACCATTTTTCTGGCTCTAAGGACATAACTCTGCATACGTTTCTCCTTAATCTTCCTCATTTCTTTACCACCTTTATCTTTTTTCTCAAACGTTCAGCATGTTCATTTGTTACGATATAATTTTCGCACTGCTTGCATCTCATATCTTTATTTTTTAAGTTCCCATCATAGTATCGACATTCCTCGCAAACATAGCAAAATATCTTTGCTTCTCCCGCCATTTGGTCTGAACTGTACAAATTGTTCGCACAATGGTCGCAAAGACAGCCGGCGCAAGGAAAAGCGTAATCATCCCGGCTCATAAACTTCCTTGCGCTAATTCTGGATTGTCGAAAATGTTGCCAATTGCTTCATAATGTTCCAGATCAAACTCATCAAGAAAAAGAATTTCTCTCATTCAACTCCACCGCTTTTCACGATTTCAATTGCCGTGTGCGTTTCAATAATTTCTCTTTTACGATTCCACCCCATGGGTCTTGCTATACAGCTTGCTCTTAAAATTTCATCCGTAACCTTTTCCACATCAAAAGCAGTCGGCTGTTCTTCTACTGCTTTCATGCAATTCTGGATTGCAGAATATACCGCACTAGATATTCTTCTCTCACCTGCACATTCTCTTTCATCCGGCGCTTCTGTCAGTGCATAATCGTTCAATGCCATAATAAGTTTATCTGCATCAATCAACCTCATCGTTCGTCCTCCTGTTCCAACTTTCTATCGCTTTTTCTTTACACCTTTCTATACTTTTTATGGCGTGCGCTGGGTTTTCCATATTTGGGCAATATCCTTCAGTTCTTGCGCTACACTCCTTGCATTCGCACCAAATTGTAAATCCGATATTTCTTTTCGTTTCAGCTATTATCTCTGCTTCTCTACCACAAAACGGGCAAGGTTTTAATTCAGTCATGTTCTACCTCCATTTTCAATTCTTCCTGCAATTTATCATCAATCACCGGTAGCATCATTTTAGGTACTGCCATCATATGAAACGGTGTTGGGGCATTGATGATCTTGAAGCACATATCAGCGTATACCTGTCCCGCCGTCAGCCCTTCTTTGTACGTTTCCTCCTTGTCTTTGTTGTCCTGGTACAAAGGAAGCTTCCGACATTCTTCAGCAGCTTCATGGATCAAGGCTTTTGATTCCGCCGTAAATTCAACTATTCCTTCCTCTTTCATCTGGACCAATTCCAGTATCTTAATGATTTTTTCTTCCATAACGCCATTTCCTCCTTGCTTCTGTTCTCTTCATTCTGTTTACCTGATTTTTCAATGCATTTACCTGTTTCTGAATATCATCGACATCGACCAACAGGTAAAAGTCCGGCTGGACCAGTCTGGTCGGGCCTACATTCATATTCATCTCTTTGTGCAATTCCTTGCACTTGTTTTCTCTCTCATGCACTGCTTTATATACTTTCATCATCCACACCTCTCAAGAATTTCTCTACAAACCCGGTCATATTCCAAAAGTAATGTAAGATCTTTCGTTCGGCTCAGTGGCCGGTCTACAACTTCAACGTAAAATTCTTTCCGGATCATCTGGCCGTAGCTCGTAGAATTATAAACATCCTGCTTTTTGCAGCTAATCAATTCAGCTACTTCGGATCCAGTGATGGAGTACTCCATCACTGTCCCATTCCTTTTGCATAAGTTATATAACACCTTCGCCATATTAATCACCCGTAATAAATTTCGCTGCATCCATCATCAGAAAACTCAACTTCTTCCAGCTTCCAACCATCGCGCTGGAATTCTCCTCGATATGCTTTTTCGTAATGGTTTTTTACGATTTTTTCAGCCTCTTGCATGTCTTTTGCTTTAACAATTCCGGCTGTAGTTTCGCATCGGAATCCATCATGCTGATAATATCTATACAAATTCATTTATTTCATCCCCTTTCAGCTGTGCGTGGCAATAAAGTTTTCCATCGCCCATCTATTTCCAGTAGCAGCCACCTGTGCTCTGGTTCGCTCATACGGGCTGAGAGGTCTTCCAGATGTTCTCCTGGTTCCTTCCGCCGGAAGAAGTCCCTTCCGGCGAAGATTTGCAAGTTCCTCTGGTGTTGCGTCTTTGATATCTTTTACTGATATGATCTCAATCATGTTTACGCCTCCCTTATCGCAACCGGAAGCACCATGGCTTTCATGTCGCTGTCCTCTGCTTCCACAATCATCGGTGTTCTTGGGCTGGTGAAGCCCAGTGCAATATTGTCACAGGTAAAAGCTTTCAGCGTTTCAAGAACCAGTTTGGAATCAAATCCCAACCGTATGGATTTGCATACGGTTTCCTGGAGCGGTACCTGTTCCTGATAATCTGCCAATTTATCCCGAATACTGATATTCAGCACATCGTCTTCTATCTGGAATACTGCCGGCTGCTTTTCCTCTGTACACATCTTTGCTCTGGTCATTGCTCCGATCAGGGCCGTGCGAGATGCACATGTATTGATTTCGCCATCAGTAAACATCTTCTGATACGGAAAATAATTTCCTGTGATCAATCTGGTATAGATGGTGTATTCGTCAGATTTGAATACTGCACTGTTTTTGGTGTATGTAAGTGTCACATCGTCGATCACGCCCATGGAAATCAACTTCTTGGCGGTTGCCTTCGGCACGATCAGTTTCATGTCCTTTGCGCCTTCTGCTTTAACAGAATCTACTGCGACCACGTGCCCGTCCAGTGCGGCAAGGGAAACTCCGCTGTCTGTACCTTCAAAATAAATTCCGGTCATCTGTGTATTCGCACCGCCGTCAGCTGCTGCATAAATAACATGACCTATAGCCTCCATGATCTTTTTGCCATTCAATTCCACTCCATCCGCTTCCGGATCCTCTGTAATATCAAAATTGAATTCTTCCGGAGGATAACTCTGGTATTTATTTTTAATTGCTCCTATCTTGATCATAACTACATTCTTGTCAGTTGCGCTGATGTCGATTTCTCCATCTGGAAGATTTTTGATCAAGTCAAAGGCTTTCATTGGAATAATAAAATAACTGCCTTCTGAGGCCTCTAATTTGACCTTCATTGTGATCTCGGAGTTGGAGGCAATTAAATACCCGTCCTTTACCAGAATCCCGCCCAGTGCCGGAAACTGGTCATTCTTCTGCACAATACTTTTTAATTTGTCAATAACTCTGGCAATCTCATACTTCTGTACTTTCATCTTCATTCCTTTCCCGGAGGACAATACCATCGAGGTATTTCACCACTCCGTTTGAATATTTGATCCTGTAAGGTTCCAGCTCCTCCCGGTTCATGTACTTGTGTCCGTAAATCTTCTTCATGTCCCGGAACACCACCCACGGAACTCGGTAGAATTCTTTAAATTCCAGAGACACAACCAAAAAGCACATTGCTCCAAGCTTCATATACCGTTCAAAGCACGCCTGCTGTTCAGCAGTAACTACATCTCTGCCGATCTTATCCTTGTCCGTATGTTTTGCATCAAACAAGATCATGGTTGAATCCATGAGAATTCCTTTGAAATCAGGCTGAGCCTGTTTAGTGAAACAGCAGATGAACTGCCCTCTGTTCCTGTCCATTGCCTTCAGTACCTTAAATGCTTCCGGAGTT